GGTTGAGGCTGCTGGATTTAAAGACTCCGCTGAGTTCTTCAAGCCAATCAGCCCAGAGCAAGACCAGCAGTTGTCTAACCCGCCACAACAGCCACCTCAGATGCCGCCAGAGGTTCAGGCTTACATGGCTAAGACTCAAGCTGAGATTCAAGGCCAACAGGCTAAGTTCCAAGCTGATATGCAGATGCAACAACAGAAGATGCAATCTGATCTGGAGTTTGAACGCCAAAAGGCCGCACTTGAATTGCAACTTCAACGTGACAAAGCAGAAGCCGAGCTTCAGATAATGCGTGAGAAGGAAGCCTCAAAGCTCCAGCTTGAGCGTGAGAAGATGAACATGCACTTTGTCATGAAACAGCAAGAGTTTGAAGCCGAAGCTCAGTTGAAGGCCATGAAGGTCGGCGCTGGCATTACTTCCAACATTGAAATTCCGGGGTAATCTATGGCTTTGACGCAAGACCAAATTGTTTCCTTGATCCGGGGTTCTAAATCTCCAAGCGAGATTCAGGCTGCTATACAAAGAGGCGATGCGACAATGCCTCAACTGATGAGCGCATTGCAGAAGATATATGCCAGCGAAGGTGCGCAGCGTACTGTGTATGAAGATGGAGAGCAGCCGCAAACATACACTCAAGACATTCTGTATGGCGGGGGTTTCCGTGCTTGGGAAAATCCTCCTGAAATCATTGGCGTAACTGGTGAAGGTGATAACCAACAACCAGTGTATGGCCCTCGATCTCTTGGTGGATTTACGCAACAAATTGGCGACACTCTGTATGTGTACGACACTCAAGGTCAATTGCTTAGAACGCAAAACACTGATCGCAGCTTTGGCGAACAACTTGCGCCATTAGCCTCTATCGCTGCAATGGCCCTTTCTGCTGGTGGCGCTGGTACGCTGCTTGGCGGAATGCTTGCGCCAACGGCACAGGCTGCAACACAAGCCGCACTTGGTGGTGCTTTGCTTGGTGGCGGCATGACTGCTTTGACAGGTGGCAACAGCAAAGACATTCTGACTTCAGCCATCAAAGGCGGCATCCCTGCTGCAATTGCTCCAGTGACAGGCGCTGTCTCAGAGGCTGTTGGTTCGCAAGCATTAGGCAATGCAATTGTGAGTGGTGCTTTATCAAAAGCTCAAGGCGGTGACTTCCTGCAAGGCGCAATCATGGGTGGTCTTTCTGGCGCGGCAAGAGACGCAACAACGAATCAGGTAAATCAGTATCTAAACACTGTTGAGCCTGGCATTCCTTACGATGCAGCAACATCACCAACAGAGCTGGATGTGATTCAGGCTTTCCCTGAACTTGCTCCACCTCCTGAGAACCTGACTCAAGGCGTGACTGACATATTGAACTATGCTGCAAACGCGCCTTCTGTTCAGCTTGCTGCCGCTCCCAATTATGTCGGCGAGCTTTCTGGCGTCCCATATGATCCGAACTATGTTTCTGATTCAGGAACTGGTGCGTATCGACTTGATATTGTCGGTACTGGAGAAGGCACAGAGCCAAGCCTGACAACTGTCCCAACGCAAGAACAAGCTCAAATTGATATTGAAGATTTAATCAATCAGCTAGAGCCTTATCTGGCGCAGAATCCAACACTGGAAGACATTCAGTCAATCATCGGCCAGCAGAACTTTGCGACCCCTCAAGACATTCAGACGGCAATCAATAGCATTGACATCCCTCAAGGGCTATCTGAGCAAGACGTTCAAAGTATTGTGTCTAATGCCTTTGCGAACAACCCTGGCTTGACTGCTAATGATGTTCAATCAATTGTTGATTCGGCTGTGTCTCAGATTCCTGCTGGGTTGACAGCGCAAGATGTGACAAACATTCTTGGTCAGCAGAACTTTGCTACGCCTGATGACATTCAGACGGCTATTTCTGGCATTCAGTTTCCAGAAAACATGACGCCCGAGGACGTGCAAAACATCGTATCTGAAGCATTCCAGAACAATCCTGGTATCACCGCTACTGATGTCCAAGATATCGTGCAAGGCGCTTTGAACAACTTGCCGCCTGGCTTGTCTTCTGATGATGTGCGAAACATCGTGACAGACGCTGTATCAAACATTCCATCCGCACCAACTGAGCAAGATATTATCAATATCATCAGCGGACAAAACTTTGCAACACCTGAAGACATTCAGACAGCTATTGCAGGAATTAACTTTCCTGTTGGCATGACTTCTGATGATGTTCAAAACATTGTTTCTGACGCTTTCCGGCAAAATCCTGGGATTACATCAACTGAAGTTCAAGACATTGTGCAAGGTGCAATTAATAACCTTCCACAAGGGTTGTCTTCAGAGGATGTAAGAAATATTGTCACTGATGCTGTATCAAACATCCCTGCTGCCCCTACTGAGCAAGACATCATCAACATCATTGGTGGTCAAGGGCTTGCAACTGGTCAAGACTTGGGCAATCTTGCCGACCAATTGGGTCTGACTCAACAAGAGTTGTTTAATCAGATTGGCAACGTCCAAACTGGTCTTGAGTCTCAGCTAAACCAGCAAGGCCGTGATTTCATGGACTACTTGCAGCAGCAAGGGTTTGACTATGAAACGTCACTTAATGAGGCACTTGTTGCGCAGCAAGACCAGTTTGGCACGGCACTGAATCAAACAACTGAAGACCTTTTGAACGAGATTGCGGCATCTGGTTCTGGATTGCAGCAAGAATTTCAAACTGGTTTGCAGGGGCTTGCCGATCAACTTGGAATTACTCAACAAGAATTGATCGACCAACTCAATCAGGCAAGTGAATCTTTCGGAACTCAAGTCAGTGGACTGCAAGAACAGTTCACAAATCTTGGAACATCAAACGCCCAGCAATTCTCTGATCTGATGAAGACTGTTGGTCTTTTGGGTACTGGTCTAGGCGCTTTGCAGTCTACGTTTAAGTCTGCTCAAGAATCATCACTGCCAAAACAGTTTGAGATTATTGCCCCGCCATCTGAGTGGAAATCGCCAACGTATAACCTGCCATCGGCTGGACAAGTGCCATTCACACCATCTGCTCCAATTGACTTTGGATCGCCAGAACTGTTGCAAGGCACTCAGTTTGCAAGACCAGCAGCGCAGCCATTCCAAATGCCTTATGACCTGTCAAACGTGGTCAACACATTGAACTTCCAATCTGTTCCATTTGTTCAGCAGCCAATGGCACAATCCTTTACAGGGGTTGCCAATCAGCCAACTGCTGGAGTGAATAACATCATTGGCAACTTGAATGGCGCACCTGTTTCAATCGCGGACATCATTTCAAATATCCAAGGGCAATATGGACAAAAAGCTGCAAGCTGAGTGGGCAAGCAACCTGCTGAACGATGACTTTTTCAAGAAAGTCATGGATGATTTGAAAAATCAGCAGATTAGTGTGATAATTAACACGAATCGAGATGAGGTTGAGGAGCGTGAAGCCGCTTACAACCACATTAAGACACTTGATCTGTTTCTTGGACACTTGCAAGGCATTGCCGCAGAAACCAAGATTCAGGAAAAGAAGTGGAAAATTCTGTGAGGAAACTCACCCGCAGTCCAGACGGTTTCTGGCGAAAACTGAGATAACAAATGGAAAACACCAACCCCTCGGGGAGTGAAAGCCTAAGCGTAAACCAAGCCGCCAATGCGTTTATTGGTTTGATGGGTAGCGATGACGGAGCCGAAGACGGCCAACCTGAAGAGCAATCCGAAGAACTTGAATCCAATGGTGAAGTTGAATCTGAGGAAGCTGAGTATTCGGACGAATCAGAGCCTGTAGAGGAAGTAAAACCCCGCTACAAGGCAAAAGTCGGTGGTGAGGAAGTCGAGGTCGAACTTGACGAACTGATTAACGGCTACCAACGAAGCAAGGATTACACCCAAAAATCTCAGGCTCTTGCTGAACAGCGTAAGGCAATGGATGCCGAGCGCCAACATCTTGAGCATGTTAAACAAGAGCGTATGGCCTACGCCCAGAAACTGAAGGCACTCGATAGCTTCTTGAGCCAGCAGAATAAGGGTGAGGATTTAGAAGTTTTGAAAGAGACAGACCCCATCGGCTATGCCGTGAAGGTAGCAGAACAGTCTCAGCGTGAGAAACAGTTGGCAGTTGTTCGTGCTGAACAAAACCGCATTGCTCAACAGCAACAAGCGGAACAACAGCAGTCACTGCAAAACCATCTCAAGTCTGAATCTGAAAAGCTCGCGTCTGTTATCCCAGAACTGGCTACGCCAAAAGGTGATGCTATCCGGAAAGAAATCCGAGAATATGCAAAGTCTGTTGGTTGGTCAGATCAAGAACTCGCCTCAGTGTATGACCATCGTGCTGTGTTGACTTTGTATAAAGCAATGAAGTTTGAGCAACTGCAAAAGGGTAAGCCCGAGACTTTGAAGAAAGTCCAGCAAGCACCCAAAATGCTGAAGCCAGGAACATCAGCGCCAAATGCCAAGTCATCGCAAGAAAAGCAAGTGATGCAACGGCTGCGTCAATCCGGCAAAGTCCGTGATGCTGCTGCTGCGTTTGAACGATTCCTTTAAATCTTTGGAGCTTTAAAAATGGCAACCTATCAAACATATACCGCAATCGGTATGCGCGAAGACCTCTCTGACGTTATCTATAACATCAGCCCCACCGACACACCTTTCATGTCGTCCATCGGCAAGACCAAGGCAACTGCAACTTACCATGAGTGGCAGACTGACAGCTTGGCCGCTCCTGCTTTGGGTGGCGCAGTTGAAGGTGCTGATGCCTCTAGCATCACTGCATCGCCAACAACCCGTATTGGTAACCGCACTCAGATTTTCACAAAATCTGTTGCTGTCGCTGGCACTTTGGAAGCAGTTGACAAAGCTGGCCGTAAGTCTGAAAAGGCTTATCAGTTGGCTAAAGTGTCGGCTGAACTGAAGCGCAACATCGAACTGACTCTGTTGTCCAACCAAGTGGCTGCTGCTGGTAACTCCAGCACTGCACGTACCTTGGGCGGTCTGCAAGCATGGTTGTCTACCAACTATGACGGTGGCACTTCTGGCGTGGCTGGCTCGGGTGGTACAACTGCCCGTACTGATGGTACTGACCGTACCTTCACCGAAACCATCCTGAAGACCGTGGTTGCCGAGGTTTACACCGCTGGCGGCACACCTAAAGTCTTGATGGTTAACCCTGCCCACAAGCAAGTCGTGTCGGCTTTCGCTGGTATCGCTGCCCAGCGTTACATGGCTCCTTCCAACGAGCCAACCACCATCATCGGCGCTGCTGATGTGTACATGAGCGATTTCGGCACTATCTCGGTTGTGCCTAACCGTTTCATGAACAGCACCAACTCTGGTGACGAGACAGCCTTCTTGGTTGATCCCGACATGGCTGCCGTGGCTTACCTGCGTCCTTTCCAGACTATCGAGCTGGCAAAGACAGGCGACAGCGAGAAGACTCAACTGTTGGCCGAATTGACTCTGGAGATTCGCAACGAGGCCGCGCATGGCATCGTAGCAGACTTGAGCTGACACTTAGTTAAAATCTAGGTGTATAATGCCCTCACATTAACTTGTGAGGGCATTTTTATGTGTACTGTTGAGAATTGCGGTGATGATGTTCATTTGCGCGGATTGTGTGCAAAACACTACCGAGCATGGCAAAAATACAAAGACCCTAATGCTTACAAGCCTCATTTTGGATCGCTAAAAGATAGGTTTTTTAGGCACGTTGTCTTTGGTAGCAACGATGATGATTGCTGGTCGTGGGCTGCTGCAAAAAACCCACAAGGCTATGGAAAAATTGGAACTGGCGGGAAAGGTAGCAAGATTGAAGGAGCGCACAGGGTTTCATGGATGCTGCATAACAATCAAGATATACCTGCTGGCCTATTTGTTTTGCACTCTTGCGACAATCCAGAATGCACGAATCCAAAACATTTGAGGATTGGAACTAAGTCAGACAACATGAGAGATATGTACGACAGAGCAAGGCAAGGCAAAAGGAACTTGCCGATTGGTGAGTCAAATAACAAAGCTGTCCTGACGAAAGATAAGGTTGTTTACATTCGTTCTAGTGATAAAACTAATGGGCAGCTTGCTGAAGAGCTTGGGGTCTCAAAAACTTGTGTACGATTGGCAAGGATTGGAGAGACATGGACTCATGTTCCAATTGTTGACAAACTAACGTAAAATCAAGCTATGGAAAACCCTACATTTCGCAAATCTGTTGCTCACGCTGATGGTGAAGGCGGTTTGGTCATTCAAACTGCCCAAGATGTTTCGGCGATTGTTGAGCGCAACAAGCAAGAGTACAACAGCTATGACGAACGGGCCAAATGGTCTGATGACTTGTATGGCAACAAGGTAGCATCCATTCCTCTGACTGCAATTGATGACTTGAATCACCAAGGCATTATGCGTGGCTTCCATGTTATTGATAACGCTCGATTTGCGATGTGGCTAAACAATCCAGACAATCGCGCATGGCGAACACGCCCAGGAGTAATCTAAATGAGCTTCACCAGTTACTCTGATTTGCAGACAACAATCGCTGGCTATCTTGCGCGAACTGATCTGACCACACAAATCCCCGACTTCATCCGTTTGGCTGAAACCCGTCTGCGCCGTGATCTGCGCATTCGTCAGATGCTCAAGAGCGTGACCACTGCAACCGTGGCCGCTGATAGCACTGTTGAGCTGCCAAGCGACTTCCTTGAGGTGCGTGACTTTGTTGTTGTTGGCAATCCTGTTCAGCCTTTGAGCTACTTCAGCCCATCGGCATTTAACCGCAACACCCGCACATGGGAAATCGGCAAGCCTAACAGCTACACCGTGTTGGCAAATGACTTCCAGTTGTCGCCAGTGCCTGATACTGTGTACACGGTTCAGCTTTTCTACTTTGCCGCTCCTACGTTTTTGAGCGACTCAAACACAAGCAACGTCTTCTTGGCGAACACACCTGATGCTTTGCTGTATGGTGCGCTGCTTGAAGCTGCCCCGTATCTTATGGATGACGCCAGGATCAACACATGGGGAACTATGTTTGATCGCGCAATGGCATCTATTACACGATCTGATGAGCAAGGTCAGTATTCAGGCGTACCACTTGCAATCAAAACAACCCTGTGAGGTGAATCATGTCTGAAATGTCGAACTACCTTGAGAATGCGCTGATTAACGCAACTCTGCGCAATACGTCTTACACAAGTCCAGCGACTGTGTATTTGGCGCTGTACACCTCTGATCCTACTGATGCCGACACTGGCACTGAGGTTACTGGTAACGCTTATGTGCGTCAGTCAATCACATTTGGCGCACCATCAAACGGCGTAAGCACAAACAGCGCGGCCATTGAATTCCCTCAAGCCACTGGCTCTTGGGGCACTGTTGCTTACATCGGCATTCGTGATGCGTCTACGTCTGGCAATTTGCTGTTTCATTCGCCATTGGATGCGTCTAAAGCAATTGCTACTGGTGACGTTTTCCGCATTGCCATCGGTTCCTTGAGCGTGACATTCGCCTGATATGGCTGATTTACTGCCACCGTGGACTATAGATAGTCTTGACCAGCTAAAAGCTAGTCTTGATGATCTGACGCTCACGCTGGACAGTGAACTCTACATAACATCGGTCACTCGATGGGATGCTTACTCAAGCGTCAATGCAACAGCAAGCGTAACGGCTGACGCCACCCGTGTTCAGTTTGCATCGGCCTCTGTCACCTGTACTGCGTCTGTAACTGCTGACGCTACAAGGGTGCAATTTGGTGATGCAAGCATTACCGCATCGGCTACGGTAACGGCTGAAGCTGTCAAGGTTCGCAATGCTTCTGCTGAAGTCACTTGCACTGCAACAGTAACTGCGCTTGGTGGTGTTGTCGCCAATGGTGATGCTTCTGTCACTTGCACTGCTGAAGTGGTCGCATCTGCAAACGCTGATTTTGCTGGTGCTGCTTCAGTATCTTGCAATGCAAGTATCACGGTTAACGCATCAAACGGTCAAAGCTGGGAAGTTGTTGTCGAGTCTGATAACACATGGTCACCAGTATCAAGCGACTCAAACGCATGGACTCCGATAAGCGTTTCTGATAACACTTGGTCTGATGTTGCTGCATCAAGCAACACATGGGCGCAATCATCGAACGGGAATAACTCATGGCAACTACAACACTAAATTTTGGCGAATGGATGCCAGACCAGCCAGGTATCTCAGGCGCTTTGATGGATGCCAAGAACGTGGTTTCTCAGGCCATTGGTTACGGGCCTTTGCCGACTGCTGCGACATTCTCCGCTGCTGCCTCTGAGAATCTTACGACACTGGTTGCCGGAAAGACCCCTACAAACGCCACAAAGCTGTTTGCTGCTGGCTCAACAAAGATTTACGATGTGTCTGGTGTTGGTGCTTTGACAGACGTTTCTAAGTCTGGTGGTTACTCCCCTAACGCCAATGGAGATCGCTTTCGCTTTACTCAGTTTGGCAATGTGATTATTGGGACAAATAACAGCAACCCAATGCAAGCCTACACATTGGGGACATCAACAGCATTTGCTGACCTTGCTGCTGGCGCTCCAATCTGCAAGTTCTTGACTGTTGTTCGTGATTTTGTTGTTACCGCATTCACCACTGAAAGCTCGACTGTTTACCCTACTCGGGTTCGTTGGTCTGGTATCAATGATGAAACTGCATGGGGTTCTAGCCAAGTAACTCAGGCTGACTTCCAAGACATTGCTGATGGCGGTCAGATTGTCGGCATCCGTGGTGGTGAATTTGGTCTGGTGTTCATGGAAAAAGGCATCAGCCGCATGAGCTACATCGGCACACCTTTCATCTTCCAGTTTGACAACATCAGCCGTGGCAAGGGCTGTATTGCTGCAAGCTCTATCGCTCAGACTCAAGGCATTACGTTCTTTTTGTCGGACGATGGCTTTTACATGTGCGATGGACAACAAGTCCAGCCAATCGGGTCTGAAAAGGTTGATCGCTGGTTCTTTGCCAATGCTGATGAAAGCGCCTTTGACACAATGAGCGCGGCTGTTGATCCTGTCCGCAAGCTGATTATCTGGAACTTCAAGACATCATTTGCTCGGCGGCAGCTCATCATCTACAACTTTAAAACACAAAAATGGACGTATGGCGATGCTGGCGCAGATTACATTTCAGATGCTTCAACATCTGCAACAACGCTTGAGGGCTTGGATGCTATTTCTTCTAGCATTGATGCTCTTACCGTAAGCCTGGACTCAATTCTGTACATGGGCGGTAAGTACTTCCTCGGTGGAACGTCTGGCGCTTATGTGGTGACGTACAACGGCGCACCTGCTACTGGTCAACTGATTACAGGCGATTTGAACGCTGGTGGCCGCTCGGTGGTGACATTGGCTAGGCCGCAGGTAGATAACGGCTCTGCGACTGTTTCTGTGGCTTCTAGGACGCTTCTGAGCCAAGAGCCATCGTTTGGTTCTCAGGTCGCTGCTGACTCTGAAAACCGTGTGTCTTTGCGCTCCAATGGCAACTATCATCGGTTCAAGGTTGTTCCTACTGGAGACAACTGGACAACTGCTGTGTCATTGAATGTTGACTTGGCTGGACAGGGTACGCGATGAACCAATTCCGCACACTTCCACCATTTGGCGGTGACGCACGTGCTGTGTCTGAGGTCGTTAACGGCATCATCAACGGCAAGACGAACAACACCGGGACAATCACGCTTGCCACCGGGAATGCGTCAACAACAACGATTTACGATGAGCGCATCAGTCCTGACAGCAAAATCATTCTGATCCCGTTTTCTGCTGCTGCATTTACTGACTCAACGCCTTATGGCGCTTTCCAAGACTCTACTGACCAAACCGCTGCGTCAACAACTTCAGCTTATGCCGTAAAGTTAAATACAACTGACTTCACCAATGGAATCACTGTTGCAAGCAATTCACGGTTAACAGTGAAAAGCTACGGCATCTATAACATCCAATTCAGCATTCAGTTTGCTAACACTGATTCGCAGATTCAAGATGTGGATATTTGGTTTAGGAAGAACGGCACTGATATTGCAGGGTCAAACAGTAAGTTCTCAATTCCTAACAGTCATGGTGGAGTCAATGGGCATTTGATTGCTGCCATGAATTTTTGGCTTGAGATGAGCGCCAATGATTACGCTGAAATCATGTGGAGCACAACAAACACAACGGTATCAATTGAACATTTGCCAGCGCAGACAAGCCCGACAAGGCCGACAACGCCATCGGCTATTGTGACCATGAATTTTGTATCGTCAAACGGTACAAATGCTGCTGGTGATTACTGTGTCTATGTTAGTGCTCAAGCTAAAGGTCAGGCAACTTTGACGCATTTCGCAAACAGCACAGCCAACAAGACATATGCTTATGTTGTTGTCGGCTGAAATTGTCTATAATCATTCCATCGGATCACCCGCTATGGAATCCAAGACTTCAAGGAGTTAATCATGGCGGTCACTACCACCACTCAAATTGATCCAACAATCCAGCCATTTCTGAGCTACGGATTGTCTGAGGCGCAGCGTCTGTATCAGGCTGGTGGCCCTCAATACTACCCAGGCCAAACCTACGTTGGCCCATCGCAAACAACTCAGCGTGGCTTGCAAGCCCTTGAGCAACGTGCCATGCAGGGCAATCCTCTAGTGGGTGCTGCACAAGGTGCTGTTGGTGGTGCTATCCAAGGCCAGCAAAACCCTGCGGCTCAGATGTACTCAAACATCTACGGACAGGCTGGAGTCAACCCTACAAACCAGTTCTATACTGGTCTTATGGGTGGTACGCAAAACCCTGCGATGGCTGGCACTCAAGCGACTGCAAGCGGTCAATTCCTGAGTGGCAATCCATTCTTTCAGGGTGCTTTTGCTCCTGCTGCTCAAGCTGCTGCTCAACAGTTCCAGACTGCTTTGGGTGACATTGGTTCGGCTGCGTCTAAGGCTGGTCGATACGGCTCTGGTGCAATGGGTACGCTGCAAGATCGTGCTTCAGGTCAGCTTGCCAAGTCTTTGAGCGACACCGCTGGTCAACTGGCGTATCAGAACTATGCCCAAGAGCGTGGCTTGCAAGAGTCTGCTCAAGGTCGCTTGGCTGGTCTGTCTCAGCAAGACATTGCTAACCGAATGGCTGCTGCTCAAGGTTTTGGTGGTAACTATCAACAAGCTCTGGCTACTCAGTTGGCCGCTACTGGTGGTGTTGGTAGCACCTTTGCGTCTGATGTTGGTCGCCAACTCACTGCTGCTGGCATGGCTCCTGGTCTTGCTCAGTCTGACTATCAAGACATTCAGAACTTGCTGGCTGCTGGTCAAGCCCGTGAAGGCTACACAGGTCAACAGACTGCGGCTGATGTTGCTCGATTCAACTTCCAACAGAATGCGCCTCAACAGAACTTGGCTAATTTCTTGTCTGGTGTGTACGGCAACCCAATGGCAACATTGAAGAGCCAAACACAAAGCGGATCGGCTGACACATCTACCTTGCAGAACGTCTTGGGTACTGCTGCGACATTTGGCGGCTTGTACAAGAACCTTGGTGGCTCAACTGGCATCAGCGACCTGTGGAATGCTGGTTCAAACTGGTTCAACAACTCGCCAACTGCCACTTACAACGCTGCTGTTGACTATGCAAACACATCCCCAACAGGCTGGTTGGACTTTTAAGGACTAATCATGGCTGGCTTACTTGACATTTTTGGCACTGGTGGAACAGAGACTCTTGGCCTTTTGGGTATGAGTCCTGGCGACATTCAGCGCAACCGTGATGACGCACAAGCACAAGCTCTTTATGGCTTGGCTGCTCGATTGTTCCAAGGTGGCAACACTGGTCAATCTATTGCTGAAGGCTTGCAACAAGGCCAGAAGCTGTATTCGTCTGCAATGCAAAACCAACTGCAAGAACAGTTGCAGGGCTTTCAGATGAAAGATTTGCTTGAGAAGCGAAAACGTGAGCAAGAAGCCCAAGCCCGTCAAGCAATGATTGAACGTGCTGTTGCTGGTTCTTATCAGCCTGGTCGCGCTGCTGTCCCTGCTCAAATGGTTGAGGAAGATGGCCGTTACATGGGTGAAACACCCGCTGTTGCTGGTCGTGCTGCTGGCATTGATTTGCAGTCTCTGTCTCCTGTTTTAATGGCAAGCCCTGAAGGTCGCAAGACTTTGGCTGAGTTGGTTGCATCACAAAAGGCAATGCGTCCTGAAACATTCTCGCTTGCTGAAGGCGCACAACAGTTTGAGCGTGATCCGTTTACTGGAGAAGTTAAGCAGGTCGCTGCTGGCGCTCCAAAGCAAGATGCAATGCCAACTTCTTTGCGTGAGTTCATGGCTGCGCAGCAGAACCCTGCTTATGCCAAGTTCCTAGAAACTCAGACAGCGGCAAAAGCTCCAAAATTCGCTGTTGATCTCAAAGACCCGACAGCCATTGCAAAAGCTCAAGCTGATGTGGTTAAAGATTGGCGTGGTGTTGTTAAAGACACTGGCGCAATGGAAGTTGCTGACCGTTTCAAGGCTGCAAAGACTGCTGTTGCTCAAGGTAACGCTGGCAACAAGGCCGCTGATGGCGCATTGATCTATGCAATCGGTAAGATTTACGATCCTTCTGGTGCTGTGCAAGAGGGTGACAAGGCAACCATTCTTGGCAATCGCTCTATCCCTGACTCTATCAAGGCATATGCACAAAAAGCGTTTTCGGGTCAAGACCTGTTGCCTTCTGAGCGTAATGGTTTGCTGTCTGTTGCAAGTCAGATTGTTCAGTCAAAGGCGCAGAACCTTGAGGCTCAAAAAGCTCCTTACACCAGCATCTCCAAGCAACTTGGCGGTGGCGGTGAATTGCTGCTGAACCCTCTTGCTGATGTTTTGTCTGGTGCTGGTGGTGATCTTGCAGCCCAAGCCCGTGCTGAATTGAAGCGCAGAAAAGGACAATAATGGACTTCTCTAAACTTTCAGACAAAGACCTAGAAGCATTGGCTTCTGGTGATCTGGCTTCAATGTCAGAGGCTGCTTTGCAGATGATCGCTGGTGAGCCTGTTGCACAAGCTCCTAAGGTTAGTAAATCTCCTTATGCTGGGATGACCAAGCAAGAGATGATTGACAGCGTGATGACCCCGCCAAAGATGCCATCAATGCAATCAGGCAATGCGTCTGACTTGCTGCGTCAACTTGGTCTGACTGCTCGGGCTGGTATCACTGGCGTGGCTTCTTTGCCTTTGCTTGCTGCTGAACCTATTGCAGCCATGACAGGCCAGCCAAATCAAGCCCAAACCCTGCAACGCTTGCTGACTCAATTGGGTCTTCCAGAGCCTCGCACTGGTCAAGAGCGTGTTGTGCAAGACATTACAAGCGCAGGTTCTGCTGTTGCTGGCCCTGCTGCTATTGCAAAACAGTTTGCCCCCGCTGTTCAGCGATTCTTGTCTGAGAATCTTGGCACTCAAGCTGCTGCTGCTACTGGTGGTGCTTTGGCCTCTGGTGCTGCCCGTGAAGGTGATGCTGGCCCAATGATGCAGATGGTTGGCAGTCTTGGCGGTGCTATGGCTGGCGGTGGTGCTGCTGGCCTTGGCCCAAGTGCTGTAAAGGCTGGTAAAGAGGTTGTGCGTCCATTTACTCAGGCTGGCCGTGAAGCCATCACTGGTAACGTGCTGAGAAGCCTTGCAACAGATGCAAATCAAGCAATTGAGGCTGGTGCTAAGTTCACCCCAGCAATCCCAGGCTATCGGCCAACAACAGCGCAAGCAACCCGTGATGTTGGTTTGATTTCTGCTGAAACTCCAATCCGCGCTTTGGATGTGACGGGTAAATTTGGCACTCAGATTGGTGAAGCTAACCAAGCAAGAATGGCAATCCTTGACCGTTTGGCACAAGATAAAGCCGCTGTGGATCGTGCTATTCAAAAGCGCACAGAGGTCACACAACCTTTGCGTGAACAAGCGTTTTCTCAGGCTACTGTTGACCCGCAAACATTCCAATCTGCTGTCACTTTGAACGTCAACAAGACAATCGATGACATCTTGGCTTCTGATGCTGGCGCTCGGGGTACGGTTAAGAAGACAATGAATTGGGCCAAAGAGCAATTGGCTGAAGGCACTACGCCTCAACGCTTGTATGAAGTCCGTAAAGACTTGCGCGATGCTGCTCAAGGTTTGCTTGACAAAGAAGGCGCTGCATACAGCTTGGCAAAAGGTCAACTTGAGCAAGTTATCAAGTCTGTTGATGACACCATTGAAGCTGCTGCTCCAGGTTATCAGGACTACCTCAAGAAGTTTGCTCAGTCTAGTCGTGGCATTGAGCGACTTGAGGCTGCTCAAGAGTTCCGTGGCAAAGTGCTTTCTACAACTCCAGACCCTTCAAGGGTTGGTGATTATTTGATTTCGCAGCCATCGTTTACTCGCGCCATTCGTGCTGCTGAAAAAGACACCAAGCTGTCAAAGGCTCAATTGGCCGCATTGACAAAAGTCGCTAAAGATTTGGATTCTGGTGTTTTGGCTCGGGCTGTCAAGGTTCCAGGGTCTGACACATTTAAAAACATCAGCACTGCAAACATCATTGGCGGCGTTATTGGAAAGCAAATGTTTGGCGAAATGTCGCCAGCAATGCAAAAGATTTCCGCGCCAATGAACTGGCTTTATAACGGCACTGATGATGCAATTCGTGAGCTGTTGGTTGATGCAATGCTTGACCCTAAACTGGCCTCACGGCTGATGACAAAAGCGTCAATGGTTACTGTTGAGCCACTCAGCAAAGAACTGCAACGCAAAGCGATTTCCTTGGGCTACGGCGCAACATTTGGATTAACGGAGTAAATCATGGCAAAGACAAAGATCAGCGAATTTTCCCCAACACCAGCAAACAACACCGACATTGATAACATCAACATTGCTGAGGGATGCGCTCCTAGTGGCATTAACGATGCTATCCGTGAGTTGATGGCCCAACTTAAAGACTTCCAGGCTG